CCGGCAGGGGGATGCAGTTTCTTGATTTGATTCAGGAAGGCAATCTTGGACTGATCAAAGCGGTAGAAAAGTTTGACTACAGAAAAGGGTATAAATTTTCTACCTATGCTACCTGGTGGTTTCGGCTAGTTACTGTATAACAAAAACTAAAAAAATATAATATCCTCCACGTAAGTGTCGGGGGATATTTTTATTTCTTTTACAATACTTTTCCAAAACACCTGCTTGTCTTGTTCGCCTAACTGCATATACATATCTTTCCAACCGTCAGGAAATCTGCTTTGTATTTTTTTCTTAGTTTCTAGTTCTTCCGTTGCGGCGGTCTGGGATAGTTCTTTTAATTCCTTTGATATAGCCTCATATCTTTCGTCATAGTATTCTTCTGTTATCCTACCTTTTTCAAACATTTTATTAATTCTTCCCAACTCGCTGGATAATTTTTTCTTTCTCTTTTCCGCATCGTTTCCGCCTGCCTTCACACGACCTTCTGCCCTTAATACATCTAACTGTATTTTTTCTTCGATGTGATTGAGCATATATGTTTCTAATTTTTTTTCTGATCGCGTGTAGGTCTTGTGCTTTTGTGCGACAGAGTGGGGGCAGTGATATACTTTGTACTTTTTTCCTTTTTTGCCTATTGCACACCCGGAAAGCCTGCAACCGCAAATCGGGCATTTCATCAAGCCGGAGAAAATGTAAATACGCCTCCTGCAATCTGTCCAAGTTTTTTGGCTGGATACTTCGTTGATTTTTTGCGCTTGCTCCTCTGTGATGTACGGCTCACAGTAGTTTTTTACTCCATACATTTCGCCGCGATAAGCCGGGCTAGACATAATCTTAACCAACCTTGTTCTGGTTCTTACAAAATCAGGGTATTTACTTAAAATATAGTCTGCGGTTCCTGCTTTCGAGAAAGTCTGGAAATAATGCTCAAACATATCCTCAATTATTCCTCGCGTCTTTTCATCTTTTACAATCTTTTTCCCTTCTATGCGATAACCTACCGGCACTTTTCCGCCAATATATTCCTTGTTGTTCCGTTTAAATTCCATAACAGACCGTATTTTTTCGCTGTCTCTGTCTGCCTCTGCCTGCGCTACGGACAGCATAATATTTACTTTAAATATTCCCTGACTTGTTTCTGTCTCATAATCCTCCCAGATAGCCCTCCAAGGCACTTTGCACGCGTCAAGGACATTTTGTACCTCATAATACCCTGCAACGGCTCTAAACCACCTGTCAAGGCGCGTGAAGAGTATTATGTCAATCTTACATTGCCTGCAATCGTCAAGCAACTGTAAGAGGGCGGGGCGTTTTGTATATTTTTTACGTGCAGATATGCCGGCATCGTTATAAATACCGGCAACCGTATATCCTTGCTCCTCACAATATTTTTCAAGCGCATCTATCTGCGAATCAACGGACAATCCACTGTTCTTCTGCTCTTGCGTGCTTACTCGCACATATAAAGCGGCTCTTTTCATTTATTCCTCTTCCTGCCTTCGTACCTCCGGGGCGGGTGCTGCTAATTATAGCTGCTAAGTCTATCTATTAGTTTTTTTCTAAGACTTTCGTATTTCTCGGTTATTTCTTTGCACATCCTCTTTTGGTTTAATTGGATTAAATACGATAATGACTATTTTACCAAGATAAAAATATACGAAAGTATATTATTTTTTATATTCCACAATATCGCACACTTGACAATCTAACTTCTCGCACAGATACATAATTGTATCTATGTTCACGTTTCTGTCGTGCCGCAACTTATTGACCAGTGCCGGAGAAAGATTAAAGCTTTCCTTATCTAATAGGTTGGAGCGCTTTAACCCTCTACGCTCTAGCGTGTCCCATAAATTACTATATGAGATACTACCTTTATATATGTTACTTCTTTTTCTTGTTCGTGTTTCCATTTTGAAGCCTCCTTTAATCGTTATAAATATATAGTACATTATTTTGAAATAAATATCAAGAAAAAAATAATATATTTTCGTGTATTTTTCTCTTGACATAATAGACATTATCGTGTACAATAAGATTAAATCAAGAGAGGAGATACAAAGAAATGAAAAAATACAATTTATCAAACATTATGAAAAGAGCATGGGAGTTAGTTAAAAAGGCAGGTCTTTGCATCTCCGAAGGATTAAAATTAGCATGGAGGGAAGCAAAGAATATGAAAGAGACAATGGAAGAAAAGCTTATCCGCCTTGGCTATAAGGTGTGGGAGAAGGGTGACATGAAACGTATCTATATTAATGATTTCCAGAAATACTTAGAGGTTGAAGAAACCAATACGCCAGCAGCAATGGGACGTGGAAGAATCATTAATGGCATCTGCACAGATGAATATAAAAGCTTTGCGCAGCGTCAAGCGTTAAACCTTATTGACTGGGGATTTGGAGCTAAATTGTATTACGACTGTAAAAAAGAAGACTGGTTTTGCAAGAATCCGGGAGGAAGTTTAATTAAAAAAATCCTCTGGACAGTTGCCGATAAATTAGAAGTGTTATAATAAATACCCGCCCGGCGGCGGAATCCGCCGGAGAAAGAAGGAAAATATGAAAAAGTACAACGTATACAAAGCCACACGAGAAATCAAAGAAAGAGACATTTCAGAAATAGTGCAGGGGTGTACATTTTTCTGCGATGATGTTTTCGAAGAATTAATAAAATCTTGTGACACATTAGAAGAAGCAAGAGAAGTTTTAAAAAAATATAAGACAGATATTACCTATTATTCCGGAAATACCGAAGACTGCTACCTGGTTACGGAATACTGTATCTTGCCAGAAATTTATGACAAAGACGGCGAGATCGTGGAGTCCGGCGACATTGAAGAAATTACAGAAATGAAAATCACTGTCGAGGACGAGGAGTGGAACGTTGTAAAAACGTTTGATAATCTAAAAGAGGCGGACAATTTTATACATAGTGACGAAAGAGAATTGACGCTGATTTATTAGGATGAAAGGGGGAAATGGCATGCAAAAATTCAATAAAAGGAGAAAACTAGATAGATTCTTAGCTAGCTTGCCTGAAGACATGGTTTTTAAGTCAAATAATGAGTTCCGCATAAAAATGCCAAACGGATACATTAGTATTGGGTATTATTACCATGATTATCATGCGTTTGGAGGACATCGTAATTCTGAATACAATACTATACAAGAAAACATAGATGCAGTAAAAGAACTTATTGACAAATATGGTAAAGGAGAGTAGGATATAGATAAGGTTTTTAATAGCTCCATTTTGGAAAGATAAAGCACTTGCTTCGGCAGGTGCTTTTTTGTTATTTTGAAAAAAAGAAAAGAAGGAAGAATTGATTCTTCCCTCTTGTTGGTTGCCCTATTAGTGGACTAATTATTTTAAATTAATAGTTATCTTCTTGTCTGTCCAGAACGAAGCACTATATTCTAAAATCACTTTCTTTGCATCTTTTGGCACTTCATAGTATGCTGTAAAGCTTACGTTCTTTCCTGGAGACAAATTAGTGTTAACAAAATCACTGTTTCCTATGTATTGCTGTTCGCAAGCTGAATTATCTGCATAGCATTCGCAATCAGATACAGATACATATTTGTCGCCTTTTTCTGCAATATTTTCACAGGTAAAGTCTACAGCTACATATTCGCATCCATCTTTTGGAGTGAAATACTCTCCGGCATCATATCCAAATTCAGCCTTTTTAGCGGTTACTTTTAAACCGTCATTCTCAAAAGATTCGCCAACCTTTACGCTGTCTTTCTCTTTTGTTTCTTCCTTTTTAGCAGTTTCTTTCTTGGCCGCTGTTGTTGCGGTAGTACTCTTTGTCTGAGAATCAGTGGAAGAACTGTCATCGTCACCGCCACCCATTGCCATGCCTAAAACAGCCAGAACGATGATAATGATAATTACCCATTTCAACTTGCCGCCCTGTTTCTTCCGGCAATGAGGACACACTTTAGCTTTTGCGTCAATCTCTTCTTTGCAATGCTTGCAAACTTTCGTTTTTTCTTTGCTCATATTTTCTGCTCCTTTTTCATTATTACCATATTGCAAATATTAGCAAAATGGTTTGTTGTAAATAATTATATAATAAATAAAATGATTTGTCATTATAAAACTGAATAAATTTGCATATTTTCTTTAACCAAAACATAAAAAATATTATAGCAAAGACTCTTGATAATCCAGAACGAATTTTCTATAATGATAATATAAAGTATCGCTTATATTGAGAAAGGAGTAACAATGGGAGAAGAATACAGAGAGGAAATCATAGCATTGTTAGACAAAATAAAAGATGCAGGCGCATTAGCTTACCTGCATACTTTTATAAAACTTTTTGCGGAGAAGTGGGGATGACCTACTTCTCTGTTTTTCTCGAAAGCATTGATTCGATCATATCCATAACAATTTTCTTATCCCTTTCTTCCAAGAGAGAAAATTTTTCTAAGAATCTAAAATCATCTTTTGCCACTTCGGGAGTTAGTACCTTTTTCTTTGGCACATCAAAACCCATAAGCCACATAGGCTCAACACCTAATACTTTCGCCATCTTGCCGCTACTTATGTTAGACGGTTGATGTGAACCATTTACATACTGGCTGATTGATGACTTACTAACTTTAGATTTTTCTGCTAGTTCTTGCGGTTTTAATTTAGCGTCGGACAATGCTTCTCGTATTCTTTTTGCGGTAACCTCGTGTTTCACAAAATTTCTTCCTCCTTTCTACATATTAATGATAACATAACAAAGTTTAACTTTCAACAAAAAAGTTAAATGATTTTAAACTTTTTTGTTGACATTCTAGTTAAACAGTGTTAAACTATAAATGTCTTCAAAAGAAGGGAGGGTTAAAAGATGCCATATAAATATAATAAATTAAGAGGGCGAATTGTTGAGAAGTTTGGCTCACAAGAAAAATTTGCGGAAACCTTGAAAAAAAGTAATGTTTCCGTATCTAGAAAAATGAATGGAAAAGTCGGTTTTTCTCAAAATGATATGGTTGAATGGGGAAACCTTCTTCACATTCCATTAGAAGAATATGGTGAATTTTTTTTCACTTAAAAGTTTAACATTGTTTAACTTTTAAGAAAGGAAGGTGACTAGATGAATAATATTCAAATCTTCAAAAACAATGAATTTGGAGCGATTCGAACCCAGATAATTAATGATGAACCGTGGTTTGTTGGGAGGGATGTAGCCGAATCTTTGGGATATGCAGAACCTAGTAGTGCAATTTCAAAGAAGGTGGACGCCGAAGACAAAGGTGTTGCCAAAATGGAAACACCTTCTGGAAAACAGAAGGTAACCATCATCAATGAGTCGGGACTGTACTCCTTAATATTTGGAAGTAAATTAGAGTCCGCCAAGCGTTTCAAACGATGGGTTACTTCTGAGGTTCTCCCGTCCATCAGAAAGACAGGTGGCTACCAGAAACCTACAACAATAGCGGAGCAGATAGGCTTACTCGCCACAGGCTATGGAGACCATGAAGACCGTATAAAGAGCCTTGAAAGTAATATGGTGATTGACTACGGTCAACAGCAAACATTGCGACAGCACGTCAATAAAGCAGTTTTGAACGCATTAGGCGGCAAGGACACAGAAGCCTATGCATACATCAGTAAAGTTGTATTTGCAGAGTGTAACAGGGATTTGCAAGACAGATTTAAAGTTAATAGCCGGAACAATATCCCTCGCAAACGGTACGAGGAAGCTATTGACTATGTAGACAACTGGGAGCCAAAAACAAACACAAAGTTGAGAATTGACGAATATAACCGTCAACAGAGATTTGAGGTATAGGAGGTAAAAAAAATGAAGGCTATGTACAATTTACTGACGATCGTGTCAGTAGCGTTGATTATCTGGATCTCGTCCAGCTGGGCTGGCGTAATGACACATACCGCCGGAAAAGATTATAGCAATTATAATTTCTTCGTGATGTTAGGGGGTGAATAAAAAAATGAATGAGCCTCCAAGAAAAGAGTATGTTATTAGATTACTCTACACCCTTTTAGGACGACAGCAGGGTGTAGAGTATGACAAAGTATTCTACACCGATAAAGACGATGTAGAGCATGAGGTAAAAAAGGAAGAGCCCTACCATTAAGCTCTTACGATAAATCATACAAGTAAATCATACAAAAGACTTGGCAATTTGTCAAGATAGGAGGTAGACATGGCATACATCGTTATTCAAGATTGGATGATATCAGATTTACAGTTAAAAGGAAATGAACTCCTCACATATGCCCTTATTTACGGCTTTTCGCAGGATGGCGAATCAGAATTTAAGGGGTCATTGAAATATATTTCCGAATTTCTTGGCGTGTCAAAAAGAACTGCACAAAGAAGCATTGAAAATCTTGTAGACCGAGGAATAGTTGAAAAGAGAGTAGAGGAGATTAGCGGCGTGAAATTTAACCGTTATATGGCTCATGAAAAAGCTGACACCCCTATAGACAAAATGACCACAGGGTATAGTCAAAATGACCACGGGGGTATAGTCAAAATGACCATGGGGTATAGTCAAAATGACCATGGGGGTATAGTCAAAATGACCACCAATAATACTAATATATATAATACTAATAATAATACTAGTAATAATACTAAAGATAAAGGCGCGCCCGCGAGATACTTTGACGACGAGGAACTAAATAATAAGTTCTTGGAATTTCTTTCCATGCGTAAGAAGATTAGAAAACCAGTCCGAACAGATAGAGCTTTGAAAGCATTACTCAAAAAGTTGCATGAATTATCTGGCGGTGATGTTGGACTGATGAAACAGATTATAGATCAGTCATTGGATAAAGAGTGGCTAGGACTTTTTGAACTGAAAACAGCTAACGACAGCACGAAGAACATCAACGACCGGCTGTACGGAGATATACAGCACTGGGCAGCACAGAAAGAACAGGAGGGAGGCGGAATGTATGACGATTTCGGAGTTTTCTAAAATTGTAGCCGCATTAAAGACCGTTTACACGGCTCCGGGATTTGTTCCCAACGAACAGGCGTTAGACATGTGGTACCGCTTAGTAGGTAAGAACAACGACTATCAGACGATAAGCGTGGCGGCACAGATGTACATGACAACAGGCAAGTTTCCGCCGACACCGGCAGACATTTTGGAGTGCGCCAGTAAGCTCAAGGCAGAAAGCAGCTACCTGAGCGAGCAGGAAGCGTGGGCAACAGTGGCAAAGGCGTGCAGTAATGGGATTTACGGCTACAGAGAGGAATTTGACAAACTGCCTCCTACGTTGCAAAAGGCAGTAGGAACGCCACAGACGCTCCATGATTGGGCGGTAGTAGATTCAGCGGACTTTCAGACGGTCATACAGTCAAACTTCCTCAGAAGCTACAGAGCGGCGTTAGAAGCACAGAAGGAGATAGACAAGTACCCGCCGAAGCTCCAAGAAATGATAAAAGCGGCGGGAGCGATAGAACGAAAAGAAACAGCACCAGAACTACCCACGCTGGGAGAAATAGTTGGGCGGTTAGAGCAGGATAATAAAAATTATACCCCGGAACAGTGCGAGGGAGCGTTAGGGGATTGGATAGCAGGAAAGAAAGAGAGGTTAGGTTATGGATGCAATGATTAATGCGACATGGTTCCAGGCGAAGGAATATGACGATAAAGTGATGGGGAAAGGAGTAATCCCGGCAGAAGTCACGATTGCTGTCAAAGACAAAGAGGTGGCACAGGGACTGCTTGAGTTATTTAGACTGGGCGTTGAAAGAAGCAACGACATGAAAAAGATAGAGGCATACGCCAGAGGCTACAACGAACTGAGTAAGGCTATTAAAGAGGCGTGGGGGACAGGAAATGGAACGAGGATTTGACCCGGCTAGAGAGTACTTAAAGACACAGCACCTTGAGGCAGAATATGAGTGCAGAACAGCACATAAAGCAATCAAACGAGGTGCGGCAAACTACAATGAATACGAGAGATATGAGGAGGAATTAGAGCAATGACACTATATGAGATTGACAGTGCAATTATGGACTGCGTAGACGAGGAGACAGGAGAAATTATCGACCTTGAAAAACTTGAGGCTCTCAACATCGAGAGAGACAAAAAAGTGGAGGGAATCGCGCTGGCGGTGAAGAATTATGCCGCAGAAGCAAAGGCAATCAAGGAGGAAGAAGAAAAGCTTGCGAAACGCCGCAGAAGTTGCGAGAATGCCGCACAGAGGTGTAAGGACTATCTGTCCCATGCTCTTGACGGCGAAAAGCTCAAGACGGCAAGAGTCAGCGTGTTCTACAAGAGCAACGAGTCTGTGACTATTGACGACTTAGACAGCCTGACAGAGGAATACATCAGGATTCCAGAGCCACAGGCAGACAAGACAGCGATTAAAAAGGCGATTAAAGCCGGGAAAGAGGTCACAGGGGCGCATCTTGAGACCTCAAAGAGCGTGATCGTGAGGTAAGAAAGATGGGAGATGTTTACACAAAGTTACAAAAAATTCAGGCAGAATTAAAGGTACCTAAGAGTAAATACAGTGAGTATGGCGGCTATAGTTACAGGAGCTTAGAGGACATCTATGAGGCAGTAAAGCCTTTATTGGACAGGGAAGGCTTAATATTAGCCGTAAACGACGAAGTTATTATGCTGGGCAACCGATTTTACATAAAGGCGACAGCGATTTTAAAAGACATAGAAAGCGAGGGCAGTTTTCGCACTACAGCATACGCCAGGGAGGAGGAAAGCAAAAAAAAGATGGACGCAGCACAAGTTACCGGGTCAGCATCGAGCTACGCGAGGAAATACGCCTTAAATAGTTTGTTTCTTCTGGACGACTCGAAAGACGCGGATACAGACGAATACAAATGCAACGAGGTTGTCACAGAGAAAGAAGCGAAACGGCTCTATGATCTGATGCAAAAGAAAGGAATGACAGAAGCCCAGATTAAAGAATGGGCAAGTCAAAGAGGTTTAAAATCATTGTATCAGACGACACAACAACAATATGCCGAAGCCATGAAGGAATTAGGACTGAAATAGCATGGATTTAACTGGAAAAATAAAAAACTTAGCGGTGGATTATTTTAGCAAAAAGATAACGGTTACCCTGGAAATCAACGAGGCGGAGCGGTTTATAAAGGGCGTGGACGAGCTGAAAAAGTTGGAAAAACTGTCCGTAATAATTAAACCGTTCCGCAAGAAAAGAAGCTTGTCGGCAAACGCCTATTTCCACGTCCTGATCACCAAGATAGCGGAGAAAGTCGGAACGAGCAAGGCGGAAGCCAAAAATTTAATGATAGGCAGATACGGACAGCCGGAGCTGATAAAAGGGGACATAGCAGTTTTAAAAACCAATGTTCCGACCGATATCATGTATAAAAAAGAGGACGTTCACACGGTTGCGATAGGACGGCGGCTAGAAAAAGGCAAAGAGGTAGTGTTTTACAGGCTCATGAGAGGCTCACATACCTACGACAGCCGGGAAATGAGTGAGCTAATCAAAGGCACGATACAGGAAGCAGAAGACTTAGGAATTGAAACGCTAACACCAAGAGAATTGGAACAAATACTAGGAAAATGGAAGCCAAGAAAGGAAGAAGAGAAATGAAAAAATTTGAATTAACAACAGAATTTATCACAAATATGTTTGGAAAAAAATTATTTAGAATTAAAGCGCTGGTTGAATTTGGAAACGTGAAAGCTGGAGAACTTGGAGGATATGTAGAGAAAGAGGAAAATGTATCGCAAGACGGTAATGCGTGGGTGTCCGGCGACGCAGAGGTTTCCGGCGACGCAAGGGTTTCCGGCAACGCAGAGGTTTCCGGCAACGCATGGGTTTCCGGCAACGCAGAGGTTTACGGCGACGCAAGGGTTTCCGGCAACGCATGGGTTTACGGCAACGCAAGGGTTTCCGGCAACGCATGGGTTTCCGGCAACGCATGGGTTTCCGGCAACGCAAGGGTTTCCAGCGACGCAGATTATGCATTAGTACAGGGCTTCGGAACAGAATTCCGCTGCACAACTTTTTATAGGGGCAAAAATAAAAAAATAATGGTTAATTGCGGGTGTTTCCATGGAGACTTGGAAGGATTTAGAAAACAGGTAAAAGAAACACGAAACGGAAAAATAGCAAAAGAATACCTAATGATTGCTGATTTAATGGAATATCATTTCACAAGCGAGGATTCTAGCAATGAATAGCGTACTACAATCAAAAAAAGAGTGTTTTTTCTGCAAAACAACCCAAAATTTACATAGGCATCATATCTTATATGGCAGTAGCAACAGAAAACAAGCCGAAAAGTATGGCTTTACAGTTTATTTGTGCTTGAATCATCATACCAACGGCGGCGAGGCAGTACATCGTAATCCCAACGGACCACTAGACAGGTACCTTAAGGAGCTGGCGCAGAAGTACTGGGAGGAGAACAATGGAACGAGGGAAGAATTTATCAAAACATTTGGGAGGAATTACCTGTGAACAAATTTAGAAATAAAAAGATTTTTACGACAGCCGGAAAGTTTGACAGCAAGAGAGAAATGCATCGTTATTTAGAGCTTGCGGCGATGCAAGAAGCGGGGGAAATTACAGGATTAGAGCGACAGACTAGATACATCCTTGTAGGTAGCCAGAAACGAGAGGATGGCACTACAGAACGCCCCGTATCATATACAGCAGATTTCCGCTACACAGACAAAGAGGGAAAGATTGTTGTTGAGGACGTAAAATCCCCGCGCACAAGAAAAAATCCGGAATACATCATCAAGAGAAAGCTGATGCTTGAACGGTATGGCATCACGATCAGGGAGGTGGCGTAATGAAAAAAACAGGAGACTCAGAAGCAAGAAAAGCGGCAAAAACGCTCGGGAAGTACTGCAACGAGCATAAATATTGCCGAAATTGCCTTTTTGCGGTAGGAAAGGAGGGCGCGGCTTGCCTGCTAGTAAATAAATTGCCGTTTGACTGGGTAAGATATTAAAGCTGGACACCCTCCGGGGTTAAGGATAGATACACATTACAGCAACACGTTAACGGTTCCATGAGGAGCTATATGCCATTGATTCCTCCGGATTTATTCCGGAGGGGAAAGGAAAGAAAATGCCATACGGGCTGAAAGACGAAGATTTTGACAAAATACAAAACAAAATAGCGAAAAAACTATATGAAATACCAAGCCTTGACCGAGCCGCATTTCTGGTGGGATGCACAGAACAAGAGTTAAGGGAAGCAATGACCGAACTACGCAAAACACCCAAATCGAGGGGGAAAATTGAAGCCGTAGAAAGGGAGTTGAGAAACAGAGGAAACAAAAACAAAAAAACAAAGCTTTTCCCAAGCGACCTGACAGAAAAGAGATTTGTGAGGGAGTGGACGAAAGCGTGCGGAAGAATAAGGGGGAATGAATAATGACATTAGAAGAGGCGATTGGGATTTTAGAAAAGGATATACACACAGACCCACCAAAAAGTGCAATTACGGCAAGAAAACATGATAAAGCCATATTGATGACACTCAAAGCATTGGAAAAGCAGATTTCCAAGAAACCTATTGAAAGATTCACAGGCAATGAATATGTATGCGAGTGCCCGATTTGTCATGGCAGAACGTATACACCAAATGAAGTGGAGATTCAAAGTATTCAATATTGTTCTTGGTGCGGCCAGAAATTAGATTGGAGGCATAAATGAGCGATAATACAATCGAACCGGATACATATATGGGTTTAGCACAACAATACATAAAAAATGAAATAAGTGATGAGGAGTTTACGAAGCGGTGTAACCGACTGAAAAGGATACCAATGAAGACCTACGTGAGCATATCAGAAAAATTTATGCAGGGTGAAATAAGTGAGGAAGAATTTGTGGAACAGTATAACCGATTGGTTGAGCAGGAAGCTGAAAAACACTGGGAACCGGTCGAACCACATGAGCATATTTAAGAGGGGAACAAAAATGAACAGAAAAGAAATAAAGAGGAGAGTCAAATGCTAGTACCTGCAATATTATTCAAAGAACAAATAACAACAGAATTTCAAAGAATTTATTTTACTGAAGATATGATGTATTTAACTGGATGCTTAGAACAATGGTGTCCGGATATATCAGCAAACCCAGAGGAAGGAAAATTTGATTTTGCTATTGTTAGTAATAACAGATTGATAGGCTATTTGTCTTATCGCATTGATTATTATTGCTCCAAGGCGTATAATTTTGGACTTTTATCTTTCGATAGAGGAAATCCGGTTGTCAGAGAAGAACTTTTCAACAAGATGGAGGAGCTAACAAAAAAGCTCCGTAAAATTGAGTGGCGCATGGTTGGTGGAAATCCTGTTGAAAAGCATTACGATAAATTCTGCAAAAAACACGGAGGAAACAAGCATATTCTAAAAGACTCTATTAGAGATATGAATGGTAATTACCGTGATGACATTATCTACGAAATTATTAGCGGCTACGGAAAGATAGATGTACACGAATTTAAAGAGCGTATAGATGCAATTAAAAAACCTGTAAAAGATACCTACGAAGACTTAGTACGTATGTTTGAAAGTAGAGAGATAAACGAAAAGGAGTATGTAGAGAGATACAACAGGTTAATTAATAGGGAAGCTGAAAAACACTGGGAACCGGTCAAACCGCATGAGCATATATAAGAGGAAAGAAAAATGAAGTTTATTGATTTTTTTGCCGGAATCGGAGGGTTTCGCAGGGGGATGGAACTGGAAGGACATGAATGTGTTGGCTTTTGCGAATTTGACAAATTCGCGGTTGCGAGCTACACATCTATGCATCTGATTACTCAGGAACAAAGAGAATTTTTGAGCAAAATGCCGTTGAAACAGCGACAAAAAGAAATACTAAAGGAGGAATACAGGAATGGAGAGTGGTACGCAAATGACATTAGAAGAGTATATGCCGGAGACATTCCAAAAGCAGATTGCTGGTGTTTCGGATTCCCATGTCAAGACATCTCTGTTGCAGGAAAGCAACTTGGGTTTCAAGGAAACCGTTCAAGCTTGTTTTTCAGAGTTATGTACCTTATCGGACAACTCGAAGAAGAAAATAGACCCACTTACCTTTTCATTGAGAACGTTAAGAATTTGCTTAGTATTAATGGAGGATGGGATTTCGCCAGACTGCTCATTGAAATGGAGCAGAGGGGGTATGATGCAGAATGGCAGGTGCTCAACTCCAAAGATTTCGGAGTGCCACAGAACAGAGAAAGGTGTTTCATTATCGGGCATCTTAGAGGCAGAGGCTCCGCAGAAGTATTTCCTGTCGAAAGAGCAGACAGAGAAGATAATATTCAAATAATAGGTCACAGGGACGGTTACAGAAGAAATACGCAGGTATTTGCACCTGATGGAATTACAGAAACTCTTGATACTGGTCAAGGTGGTGGGCGAGGGCATCATGTAGCATTGCCGTGTTTTATAGATTTGTGCAATAGTGGAACAGAAACAACTAGCGTTGCTAGATGCTTGCAAGCGAGATACCAAAAAGGATACGGAACGTATAAAGCGCAAAATAGTGGTATCGCAATTCCGGTATTAACACCAGACAAGGCAGAGAAACGTCAGAACGGAAGAAGGTTCAAAGAAAATGGTGAGCCGATGTTTACACTTACTGGACAGGATAGACACGGAGCGGGGATCGAACTGATTGGAGTTATTGATCCACAGGGCAGAAAAGCGAAATGTGTTACCCCTAAGGGTGAAGTGCCAACACTTAGAAGTCAATCGCATGGAAACGAACCTAATGTCTGCATAAAAGTAGCCGAAGCAACAAAGCAAGGCTATTCCGAGTGTAGAGTAGGCATTGATAGCGTGAATTTATCAGTTCCAGGAAGTAAAACAAGAAGAGGGCGAGTTGGACGTGATGTTGCAAATACATTAGATACCAGTTGCAATCAAGGGATTTTTGTGCAAGTTTCAGAAGAGCTGACCGTATATGCAACCTGGTACGAAAAATACCAATGCTACATAGCTATTAGAAGGCTGACACCGAAAGAATGCTTTAGGCTACAAGGTTGGACAGATGACTATTTTGAAAAAGCAGAGTTTGTTAATTCTGATAGTCAATTATATAAGCAAGCAGGAAACGGCGTAACTGTAAATGTAATAAGAGCTATTGCAGAAAAATTAGGCGAAAGAGATGGATACACGAAATCACGAACATTGCAAAGGCAAAACGGCGCATGAGCATATATGAAAGGAGCAAAAAGATGAAACAGCTTAGTCTCGAAGATATCAATCTTGATATGATTCCGATTAATGTACTGCAAGATGTTGATAAGCGAATAGCTGACTGGAGAGCGGCCGGAGGCAAAGACTCCGATGCATACATCCAGAATCAGTTAAGATATTTAAAACGAGTCGAGTTGATGGCAAACAACGCCACGGATACGCTCACATATTTTTAAACAGGAGGAAATAACAAGTTTATTTGTAAAGCGAAAAAACGTATAGAAGCATGAAGACAAGAAAGGAAAAAAGAAATGAGTATATTTAAAAGGAGGAAGAAAGATGTTAACTGCTGTATATGATACAAGGCGTTCTACCGACGTAATGGAAATTCAGAAGGACGCTCAATATTTGAAAGAAGAAATGACTGGTTGTATATACAGGCACTTCAAAGGAGGATTATATATCGTAACGGACGTTGTAGTAAATTCCGAGTCTCTTGAAATAGAAGTGATATACAAAGACTTTACACCTTCCCAGCTTACATGGAGTAGAGATTTAAAACAATTTTTTTCGGGAGTCAATACAACAAAGTACCCTGACGCGCTACAAAGAGTGAGGTTTAAAAAAGTTGGAAGAAACGGGGAGATAGAACGATGAGCATATTTGATGTAGCAATGACTGCAGACAATGAAAAAGAAATAAGAAGAAAGTTGGAGGAGTAAATATGAGTGAAAAGATTTGTGGAGCAGTTATATTGGCAATAATATATTTGTTGCTTGCATGGAAAGCAAGTGATTTATGGAGGAAGTGATATGAGTACAGTAAATAACGTGATAAGTAACGTGATGCCTATAATATGGGCAGCGATTGCTTTACTGGAATGGATGGCGGCAGAAGAAAAAGAAGATAAGATTTATGCAGCAGTAATGATGATATTAGCGATGGTTGCGCGGAGGTAAGAAAATTGAGCAATCCTAAGCATGATTGGTACGGACACGCAGTAAAACAAGTAAAAAAATACCCAGACAAACTGATCGCAGAAAATACAGCTCAGTCAGCCTTGTGGATGTACGCTATTAACAAGGCAATAAAGCAGACAGAGGGCATGGACAACGGTGAGGACAGAATGAAAGCTGTACAGCTGGTGTATTTTGAGGATAGATACACGATAGCAGGGGCGGCGGATAAGCTCGGATATGCAGAAATGACTATACGCAGATGGCTTAGTGCTTTCGCCAATTTGGCTGGGAAATATGCAGGATATTAGAGGGGGAAAATTATCTCCCTCTCTTTTTTATGTTTGTCTAACACGGCTTAAAAGATGTCGTACAATACATTTGTACGGACGAGTACTGGTAACTTTTTGTGAGACATAACCTCATCTATCTTTTTGTGGTAAAAGTGTAAACTCTCACCCGCGTAAAAGAGAGTACGCAAGACACCTATCCCACGGTGCCTTGCGTTCCATACAGGTTGCGGGTCTACAAGTGTTTAGGGACCAGCCGCTTATTAGTCTTACCCCGGCGGCTGTTAAGGTGCAATTCCTTATACTTGTATCTAGTTGCGCTATGCAACTGGTGTAAACGATTTTTTTCATATTTTCTTTCCTTTCATATAACCCCGTAAACAATTCATTACGGGGTTATGGTTGTATTTAGGAGGTGACCCCAAAATGGGATAAGTAAATACCAGGAGTGGCTGACCCAAGAAGGGTTACTTAAGCTAGAGGGATGGGCGCGAGATGGATGCACAGACAAAGAGATTGCGGCAAACATCGGCATTAACCCAGATACCTTGTATACATGGAAGAAAAAATTTCCAATTTTAGCCGATACCTTAAAAAAGGGAAAAGATGTTGTGGACAGGCAAGTGGAAAAAAGCCTGTTACAACGGGCGTTAGGGTACAGCTACGAGGAGACGAGCGAAAAGTACGAAGGCGGAGTAATGACGGAGCGAAAAGTAACAAAGAAACACGTTGCGCCGGACACAACAGCACAGATATTTTGGTTGAAGAACAGAAAACCAGAACAATGGCGTGATAAGCCGCAGTCAGAGAGTGCAAGTGACAAAGCACTGGCGAAAGCTATTGAAATCCTTGGGGGTGTCGATAGTGCCATTGACTAGCAAGCAGGCAGAATACCTGCAAGGCTGTAATCATCGTTGGAACGTAAAGACCGGAGCAACAGGCTCCGGGAAATCCTTTGTGGATTACGCAGTCGTAATTCCTCAACGCCTGACACACCTAAAAGGATTAGGGCTTGCTGTGATGTTGGGAAACACTAGAGGCACGCTACAACGTAACATACTTGACCCCATGCGAGAGATATGGGGAGAGGAGTTAGTTGGCGAAATACGCAGTGACAACACAGTACAGCTATTTGGCAAAAAGGTATATGCACTAGGCGCTGACAACAAGAAGCACGTTGCAAGGATACAGGGAGCGACGATTGAGTATGCATACGGCGACGAAGTGACAACGTGGAATCAAGAAGTCTTCGAGATGTTAAAATCTCGTCTCAGAACGTCACACAGTCATTTCGATGGGACCTGCAACCCGGCGGGACCGAAGCACTGGTTTAAAAGCTTTCTGGATTCCGATGCCGATATATTCCAACAGGAGTACAACATACACGATGGCTGTCTGCCTCCAGCGGTAGTGGACGAGCTAATAAAAGAGTACTCAGGGACACATAGGTATCAACGCTACATACTGGGCAACTGGGCAGTAGCCGAGGGGCTTGTGTATGATATGTTTTCGGAAGAAAGGCACGTTTGTAAGGCGGAGACTAGCGGGGAGATAATTGTTAGCTCCGATTTTGGTATGCAGAACGCCACCGTCTTCCTGGTCTGGCAAAAAAGAGTAGATACCGGTAACTGGCACTGTCTACGAGAGTATTATTACTCGGGCAGAGAAAACAACCGAATGAAGCCGGTTAGTGAGCTAGTAAAAGGGCTAGAGGATACGCTAAACGGGCAGAAAGATGATTTAGTGATTGTTGACCCATCCGCCGCCGCTCTCATCGTGGAACTACGTAGTAGAGGGCATAAGGTCAAAAAGGCGGATAACACTGTTAACGATGGGATAGCGGATGTTGAGACGATGTTGACACAAGACAAATTATCGTTTGACCCGTCTTGCACACACACGATCGAGGAATTTGGCATCTATGCATGGGACCCAACAGCGGCTGACAAAGGCAGGGATGCAGTTATAAAACAGTCAGACCACGCAATGGATGCTATCAGGTATCTTGTAAAAACATTAAAACTCGTCAAGCGCAGCCGAACAAAACAATACAAATCAATTCTAGGGTGATAACAATGTATCTATCATATCAAGATTTTGTTGCCGCAAAAGACAAAGGGCAATTTATAAATCAGTTTATAAAATTCCACGAGAGTACAGGAGCATACAAAGAGGCGTTAAGGGCGGACAAGTATGACGCACAGGAAAATGAGACTATTTTACAGTTCCAGCGCGTCTATTACACTTTGTTGGGCCAGAAAAAGATAGATAATTTTTCGTCTAACGCACAGATATGCTCTAATTTCTTTCACAAATTAAATACACAGCGCTGTTCGTACAGCCTGGGAAACGGTGTCTTTTTTAATGACATGGGTGTCAAAGATAAACTAGGCAAACAATTCGACAGACGGATTAAAGAGGCGGCTTACAACGCATTAATTCACGGTCAATCTTTCCTTTTTTGGAATGTGGACCACGTGCACGAATTTCCTTTTACGCAGTTCGCCCCGATGTGGGATGAAGACACAGGGGCATTGATGGCGGGCATAAGATTCTGGCAACTGGACGAGCAGAAACCGTTTAAGGTTGTGCTGTACGAGGTGGATGGCTACACAACCTACAGTGCAGAGAGTAAATTTGGAGAATTAAAAGAGACCGCTCCCAAACGGGCATACAGACAGAGAATTGAGACTGCAAACAATTTGGAACCCGAAATTATCGGAGAAGAAAATTATAGCAGTCTCCCTATTGTACCGATGTTTGGTAATAAAAGGCATATAAGCACGCTAAGGGGGATGCAGTCGAAGATTGATGCTTACGACGCGGTACAAAGTGGTTTTGCCAATGATTTAGACGACTGTGCGCAGATGTATTGGCTCATTTCTAACGCTGACGGTATGACAGACGACGAACTGGCGGAATTCAGGGACCGGCTCAAATTTCAGCACATCGCAAAGGCTGAGGAAGGGCAGGTGCAAGCATACACACAAGAGCCACCATATACCGCTAGAAAAGAGTTTCTCGCACAAATGCGGTCAGAGATTTATGAGGACTTCGGGGCGCTGGATGTACACACCATAGCCGCCGGAGCAACAAATGATCATATCGACGCCGCATACCAGCCACTAGATGATAATGCAGATGATTTTGAGTACTTTGTAGGCGATGCGATTGAGAAAATTCTGGAGCTTGCGGGGATTGATGACGAACCGCAATTTAAGCGGAACAGAATCAGTAACGAGAAAGAGCGTACAGATATGATTCTTGAAGCGGCGAATTATCTGGATGAAGAAACCATTCTGAAAAAATTACCGTTTGTTGCACCGGAAGAAGTACCAGACATTTTGGAAAAGCTGGATGAAGAATCATATAACCGCTACACGGAGCCGATTGAACCAAATACGCTGGAAGATAATCCAGAAGGGGATGAATAACCATGTATCCATCCGACAAGTGGACAGAGCAGGAGCTACAAAAGTTAGAAAAGCGGTTAGCAGACGTATATAAACAGGCTGAAAAAGAGCTTAACGGCAAAGCGAGAAACTATTTTAAACAATTCTCCCGCCGATACGTCAAAGAATATGCGGCATACCAGGCAGGAAAGTATACCAAAAAAGAGTTTGAAGCATGGTTAATAAATCAGTATGGCAGAGGGCAGAGGTGGGAAGCACTCCGTGAAGACATGGCGCGGCGGCTGACAGAGTCAAACCAGATTGCCGCGGCATACATCAATGAGAAGACCCCTCTTGTGATTGCCATTAATCATAACTTTGAGGCATATATGATTAAATCCCTTGTGCCTGATAGACAGATAAAAGAGATTGGAGATATTGCGTTTAATTTGGTTGACGAGCACACAGTTAAACGGCTGACGGTCAAAAAGCAGAAGATTCTTCCGCCCCGGAGGGTACTGAAAAGCAAGGATGTGCACTGGAACAAGAAGAAATTGCAAAATGCACTACTGCAAGGAATTTTACAGGGTGACAGTATAAAAAAGCTCGCAGGGCGATTTCAGGACGTTACAGGTATGAATCATACTGCCGCAATCCGAAACGCCCGCACAGCGTTTACAGGAGCGCAGAACGGGGGCAGGCAGGCGGCATACGAGGAAGCCTACCAGATGGGAATTGATGTAGTGAAACACTGGACAGCAACAAAGGACTTGAGGACACGAGACAGTCACAGAGCGCTAGATGGCGAAGAAGTACCGTTTAACATGGCGTACTCAAACGGTCTCATGTATCCGGGAGACCCAAGTGGAATCCCGGCGGAAGTTTATAACTGCCGCTGTACGCAGAGAACTGCACTACCCGCCGAACTAGCACAACCGCGAATGATACGCGTCAGAAACCCAGAGACAGGCAGAAACGAAGTCATAGAAGACATGACCTACTACGAATGGTTAGCAACGCAAAGGGGGCGAATATAATGGCGGATATTGATGTTGTGAGTCACGTGGACGAAGTAATACTTAAAACCACCATGGCACTTGCAAGGGCATTAGAACAGGCAGGAGCCGCCGCAGAAGGGCACGCAAAAGACCTTTGTCCGGTCGATACGGGCGCATTAAGAAACAGCATTACGCATCGGACCGACTTGGAAAATCTCACGGAAACAATAGGCAGCAACGAAGAATACGCCGCCTATGTGGAACTAGGAACTGGCGTGTATTACAAGGGAGGAAGAAAGACCCCGTGGACTTATCAGGACGATAAGGGACAATGGCACATCACAAACGGTCAGAGGGCGCAGCCGTATTTAAAACCGGCGGCGGCAAATTACGCGAAAGAATACACAGCAATCATTGCAGATGAATTAAAAGGAGCGATGGAATAATGGACAGATTGTCTTTGCTCGTCAAGGCAAAGGAAACGGCGGAGTATTTTGTTGATAAAAAATTTAAATACTCTCAAAACGTGGCGAATAGCTGGGCGGGCGCAAAGAAGAAAAAGGTAAGCAACTGCGCATCGTTCGTGTGCTATTGCTTACAGCAGTTAGGAATCCTCAAGGCCGGGCAGATGTTTTACTGCAATAAAAGCGGAAACATCGTCTGGAAGGGAACAGGGACCAAGACAGCTATGTTAAAACACTACAAACTGATTACAGTCAACAAGTTGCCGCGGGATTATAAAAGTAAATTAAAGCCTGGAGACATTTGCCTTTATCGCCTACATACTAACATTTTTGCAGGAATAAACGAGAGCAATAAAATGGTCTGGTGGGATGCTGGAAAGGCTAGCACTAACACTAAAAAAGCAGGCGGAACATATAAAAAAATACACAGAGTTATCAACGGAAATCAGAAGATTTTATATGTGTTGAGATGGAGGTAAAAAATGAAAAAATTATTTATTAGTCAGCCGATGAAAGGCAAATCAGATGAGGAAATCTTAAGAGAGAAAGAAAACGCAATTAAAAGCGCAGAAAAACTGTTAGGGGAGCCAGTAGAGATTATTGATTCGTTTTTCCAGTCAGCTCCTGCCGATGCCAGACCGCTTTGGTTCCTGGGAAAATCGCTTGAATTATTATCAACTGCCGATATTGCGTATTTTGCAAAGGGATGGGAAAAGGCGAGAGGATGCAAGATTGAAAACACCTGCGCCATTGAGTACGGGATTACAGTGATCGAAGATTATAAAGGAGAAAAATATGGCACAGAAAAAAATTATTGACGTGTCGACATACAACGGCACAATCGACTGGAAGAAAGTAAAGAAATACGGTTGTGATGGTGCGATCATTAAGATTATCCGCAAGGATTTAGGTAAAGATAAAAAATTTGAGGAGAACTATAAAAAGTGTGAGAAGTTAGGTATCCCATGGGGCGTATATAACTACACATACGCTACCACAACGGCGAAAGCCAAATCCGATATGGAGCTTGTTTGTGACATCCTCGATAAAGTTAGCAAGAAACATTTTAAATACGGCGTTTGGTTTGACATCGAGGACAAAGTGCAGGCAAGGCTAAGCAAAGCAAAGATTGCTGAGATTATCAATGCGGCACAGACTGTCGTTGAGTCAAGGGGCTATAAATTTGGTGTTTACACCGGGATGTCGTATTTTTCGGAGCATATTGATAAAAACAAAGTTAACTGTAAAAACTGGTGGATTGCACGTTATTACAAAGGCTATAACCGCATGGCATTTAAAGCGACACCAAACAAATCTTATAAGCCTACAAACGTAGCCGACCTTATGGTGTGGCAATATACTAGCTCTGGCGTGTTTCCAGCCAAGGTTTCAACCGGCAACGGCGGCAAGTTTGATTTAAATATTTTGTATCACGACTTCCCGGCGACGGTGCAGAAGGAAGAAACAACAAAAAAGGTTAAATACACCGGGAAATTTCCTAAATTGCCGCCACGCGGCTACTATGCGTTTTTAGACGGCATCACGGTATTAAAAAACACAAGGGAAGAAATTGAGAAATTGCAGAAGTTTTTAAACTGGGCTATCGGCTCAAAATTAGAAACTGACGGCAAATATGGAGAAAAGACAGAAGATGCAGTTAGTATTTTCCAGTCGAAATGTAAATTAAAAATTGACGGCAAATTTGGGGCGAAATCCCTTAAAGCTGCAAAATTATTTAGTAAGTAATCACGAAGTACTGTGATTTACATATAAAGTCATTTAGGGAAAGAAATCCCTCAAAGAAAAGGAGTAATCAAATGGCATTAACAAGAGCTTTTTTAAAAAGCATGACACTTACAGACGAGCAGGTTTCCGCGATTATCGAAGAACACTCTGCAACCGTTACGGGTCTCAAGAACGAGATTAGTAAATACAAAGAGGACGCAGAGAAAGTCCCAGACCTCCAGAAGAAATTGAAGGACTATGAAAAGGACGACTGGAAAGGCAAGTATGAGAAAGAACACGCAGGTTTTGAGAGCTACAAAGCCGAGCAGGACAAGAAGGCATCGTACGATGCGAAAGAAGCCGCATACAAAAAGATGCTTGAAGATTCCGGCGTGTCCAGTAAAGTAATTGGCCTTGCATTAAAAGCGTCAAAAGAAACTATTGATAATTTAAAAATCGGAACTGACGGGAAATTTGAGAACGCAACAGAGGTAGAAAAAGGCATCAAAGAATCGTATGCCGATTATATTACAACCGAAACGACTCAAGGCGCTAACGTATCAAATCCACCGGGAGGAGAACCGGGGAAAATGACCAAGAAAGAAATCATGGAAATTAAAGATGCGGGCGAACGTCAGAAAGCGATTGCGGAAAATCACGAACTTTTTGGTTTTTGAAAGGAGTAGACAATGGCAGGAGTAACCACTAGCACTGTATTAAATACAGATAGCGCTCTCAAAGCGAGAGAAATTGATTTTGTAACACAATTTGAAAAAAACTGGGATGCGCTGAGAACTATCTTGGGAATCTTTAAACCTATCAGAAAAGAGCCGGGCACCAGCTTAGTAACCTACGAAGCGCAGATGAAAGATGAAGCTTTACAGGGCGGCGCAAGCGTAGGTGAGGGTGAGGCAATCCCTTTTACACAGTTTAAAGTTGTGGAAAGCAAGAAAGAAGATATTGTTGTAGAAAAATACGCTAAATCTTTAACTCTTGAGTCTGTGGCAAAATGGGGCGCAACGGTCGCAATCGAAAAGACAGATGATGCCTTTATGGTTGAGCTGCAGAACAAGGTTTTAAAAGATTTTTACACATTTTTAAAAACGGGAACATTAAAAGGTACGCAGAAGAAATGGCAGAAAGCACTTGCGATCGCAAAAGGTGCTGTACTCAACAAATTCGCAGGCATGAACAGAAATGTAACCGAAGTCGTAGGATTTGCAAATGTAATGGATTTTTACGACTGGTTAGGTGATAAAGAGATTACTGTGCAGACAATGTTTGGATTGCAGTATATCAAAGACTTCTTTGGTTTCTCTACACTGTTCCTCCTCCCTGACGCCTACATCCCGGCAAAAACTGTTATTGCAACACCTGTAGAAAATATTGACTTGTATTATATTGATCCCGGCGATAGTGATTTTAAAAAACTTGGCCTGGACTACACAACATCTGGCGAAACAAATCTGATTGGATTCCACGCAGGCGGCAACTATACAAACGCCACAGGCGAAACATACGCCATTATGGGCATGAAGCTGTGGGCAGAATACCTTGACGGTGTTTGCGTAGTTACTGTCGGAACCACAGAAACTATCCCAGAAGTATCAAGTGCCGTTTCGGAAGTAAGTTCGAACGGAAAATAAAAGGGGATGATTGAGTGCTTTATGAAATCATGAATCACATTCACAATTTCTTCCCGGTCAAAGGGGCGGCAATCACGGGAGAAATAACAATCGGAGATTGGATTTTTGACACGCTTAATTTTGATGTAGGCGTGACAGAAGATACTAAAGACCTGCGTTATTCTACTACCGCGATTCGCCTCCCGCTACAAGATGGGCAGTACTATTTAGTAAGCGGCTCTATCTTTAATGACGGGGTTTATCAGTACCACAAAGGCAATACTGCTCCGTTACAGGAGGAGACTTTTAACGGCGTAGTTGTTCCGCTGGCTATCCCCAAACCGTTTTTGTCACTGGTGGACGAAATCAGCGAGTGGCAGGCGAAAAACGGCAATTTAGGAGCGTATCAGTCGGAATCGTTTGGCGGATATTCGTACAGCAGGGCAACAAACAGTAAAGGCGAGACCTACACGTGGCAAGATGCCTTTAGGGCACGCCTGAACCCATGGAGGAAAATGGCATGAGTTTAATCAATGAATTTTTACAAGATTGCATACTCATGGATAAAAAGCGTACTTCTGACGGCGAGGGTGGATTTATCACCGAGTGGGTGGAAGGTGCTAAAATACAGGCGGCAATAATCCAAGATACCTCTATGTCTGCCAGGGTGGCAGAGAAAGAGGGTGTAACAGCAACATATACAATTACTACAGCTAAAACAGTAAAGCTAGACTATCATGATGTATTAAAAACAAAAGACGGAAAAATTTTTAGAGTTACATCAAATTCAGGAGAAAAAGAAACCCCTGCGTCGTCTAATTTAGACATAGCACAGGTCCCGGCGGAGAAGTGGGAGTTAACGTCATGACCCCAACGGCGGCACTATATCAATTTTGGTCATCCTTCGGCATAACTGCATATCCGTCTAACAGGGTGCCGGAAGATACCGCTTTCCCTTTTATCACATACGAACCGATTATAGCAAATTGGTGGACAGGTGCGGCCGCCACTAGCGTCGTAAATGTCTGGTATCACACAGAATCTGAGGCAGTCCCAAACAAAAAGGCAAAAGAAATCAGCGACAGATTGCAAGGAGGTACTACGGTAAAATGCGATGATGGATTTATTTTCCTGTCGCAGGACCAGCCGTGGACCCCTTTGGTCGATGAAGCCGACTCGTCGATAGTACGCAGATACACAGTAATAACTATGCAATTTATAACTATTTAATGAGGTGAGCAAATGAAGTATACGCAGGTACCTTCTGACCTTTTCAAAAAAATACAGATTAACGCCGGTATTATTGTATCAGCTTTTGAGCCGGAAACAGGTGCAATAACAGCAACTAACATCCTCATGGCAACCAGCGGCGGTTGTAGCTTTAGCGCGGAGCCATCCTTTACGGATTTCGGGAAAGACATTGATAATGTGCCTAAAAACACGATGGAACTCAAGGAAATCGAATCTATCGAAGTAAAATTATCAGGCACAGCCGTTACAATGGATACCGCACAGGCTAAAAGTTTTATGGCGGCGGCAGACGTAGCGGGAAACAAAGTAACACCAAGGGCAGATTTAAAGGCAGAAGATTTTAAGGATATTTGGTGGATTGGCGACTATTCGGACGAAAATTCCGGGGATTCCGCCGGATTTATCGCAATCAAAATTATGAATGCCCTCTCAACGGGCGGATTTAAAATTAAATCAGATGATAAATCCAAAGGAAATTTTGATTTTGAATACACAGGACATTACAGCATTAAGAACGCAGAGGCAGTACCTTACGAGGTCTATATCAAAACAGGCGAAGCGGCGTAGGAGGTAAAGCATGAGATTATCAGATTTAACAGCAGAACAAGGTTTAGAAGCAATCACAAATTCTCTCGAATGCATCGGCAACATTGCAGATGATGATGACGCGCTTAAACTGTGTCAGGAACTTGTGCCGCGGGAAGGTGAGAAATACATCAAAGTCTTTGCTAGGGGTGCTAAAACAGCCTCTAGACTGTTGAAAACGCACAAAGATGATGTAATCGGGATTCTGGCGGCGTTTGAATTGCAGAGCGTCGAGGAATACAAGAAAAAGCATAAATTAATGGACGTTATCAAAGGTATGGTTGACCTCGTCAATGAGCCAGAGGTACGTCAGCTTTTTTTCTCAGTGCCAACAGGCGCAACAGAAGAACCCTCTGGCGATGCGCAGGAGAATACAGAGGAAGAAGCGTAAAGGGATTCTTACTGTATGTCAAGGCTAAGATTTTAGACGATACAGAGGAATTAATTTACAAACGATATATGGCCGACGGGCTGAAATATGTAACCGAAAGTATTTCACAGGCGTTCGGAGGGAAATATCTCTATGGAGATGGTAGATATTATGTTACCCTTAATAACTTGTATTTTTGTAGTTTTTGATTTGGCTAGCGGCGGAGTAGCCGCCTGTGCCAACCACAAGTGGAAATCCTCAGAAATGAGGAAAGGATTGTATCATAAATTTGGCTCAATTATGCTTGTAGTGCTTGCGTATCTTATCGACTACGCGCAGAGATATGTGGACTTAGGCTTTCAAGTTCCTATTGCCGCAGGCGTGTGCGTATACATTATTTTGATGGAGCTTGGTTCCATCGTGGAAAACATTGGCAAAATTAACCCTGATTTGCTCCCAGACAAGGTTAGAGCGATTTTAGGACTGGACAAAACGAAATAAATTTACGTAATTTTTGCGTGTTTGAGGTGATACAGTGAACAGAAGTTTGATAAAAAAACTCTGGAAATTAGGCGATAAACAATTTATTGATTATGCCTTGTCGTGTGCCCGCTTAACTTTGCGGGAGCGCGAAACTGTACAGTACTTGCTTTTTGACGGATTAACGCAGGAGCAAGCCGCCGAGAAAATGGATATAAGCACGAGAGGATTACAAGGGCTGTGGAGTTGCGCCGTGGAAAAAATTTTGTTAGTTCCCGGCACGATCCCATACATAAACAGCCTTTAAAAAACTAAAGATGATTTAAAAATTGCGCAGAAATAAGCACACTGTCTTCGTGGTGGTGTGCTTATTTTTTTGCGATAATAAAACTATAAGGAGGGCAGAGAGATGTATCAATATTGGAATCCAAATCCCGCGGCGGCAAAAGTGGGAGATTGCACTGTGCGTGCTATCTCAAAGGCTATGGGTCAGACGTGGGAAGAAACATATATACAGCTTGCATTGTACGGCTTGATGCTATCGGATATGCCCTCGGCTAATGCAGTGTGGGGCGCATACCTCAAAGATAATGGATTTAGCCGTTATATAATCCCAGACGAATACATGACCTGTACCGTTTCAGAATTTGCAAACAACCACCCGGAAGGGGCTTATATATTAGCACTGTCAGGGCACGTTATAGCGGTAATTGATGGTAATTACTACGATACGTGGGACAGTGGAGCAATGACACCAATATATTACTGGAGGGAAGGAGGAAAATAAATGTTCGGTTATCCACAATATCCACAACAGTATCCACAGTACCCGCAATATCCACAACCGGATTATCTTGACCAGCTCAACCGACTAAAACAACAGCAGGCACCGCCTCAACAAATGCAACAGCAATCCAATCCCGATGAACGAATTTGGGTACAAGGACAGGGTGCGGCGGAGGCATATTTAGTGGCACCAAATTCTTTTGTTCGCCTGTGGGACAGTCAGGCACCAATTTTTTACGAAAAAAGAGCGGACCAGACGGGCAGACCGTTTTTAGAGGTGTTTGAATATAAGCGTAAGGGCTCAAATTCGCCCACAGCGGAGCTTTCACAATCTAGCCAGCCAATCACTATGAGGAACGCTTAAATGCCTTAGAAAGGCAAATGGAGACGTTAAGAAGGAGGGTATTGAATGAACAATCCAATGCAGATAATACAGCAGTTTCAACAGTTCAGGCAACAGTTTCAGGGGGACCCGAAGCAGGAAGTGCAAAACCTGCTAAATAGCGGGCAAATGAGCCAGCAACAGTATAACCAGTTGCAGGGCATGGCAACACAGTTTCAAAACCTTTTAAAGGGTTTGAAATAAATAAAAAAGGAGTGATTTCATGGGATTAACAACAGACGGAATGAGCCCGGCAGATTTGGCGGCAGTCACAGGCAACAACAACGGCGCATTTGGCGAGGGTAACGGTGCTTGGTGGATTATCATTCTTTTTCTCTTTATCTTCTGTGGATGGGGAAACGGAAATGGATGGAATAACGGCGGCGGAGGCGCGGTAGATAACTATGTATTAGCTTCTGACTTTGCAACCTTACAGCGCCAGATTGATAGCGGCATTTCCTCTCTCGAAAGAAAGGGCGATGCCATCAACAGCGGTATTTGTGACGGATTTTATGCGATGAATACCTCTCTTCTCAACGGATTTGCAGGAACAAATAGCACAATTCAGCAGAATGGATATGATACACGAAACGCAATCCAGCAGGGACAGATTGCAGATATGCAGAGCTTTAATGCTTTACAGGCACAGTTAGCACAGTGTTGTTGTGATAACAAACAGGCTATTGCAGGTGTTAACTACAACATGGCGATGAATACCAATGCAATCCAGCAGGAAGTTACAAATGGCTTCTGCCAGACAAACTTTAACAACGCAAACAACACAAGAGACATCATTGACAACCAGAACAACAACGCTAGAGCCATTCTCGATGCCCTCACAGCGCAGAGAATCGAAGCTAAGGACGCTAAGATTGCCGAGCAGAATCAGCAGTTATTTGCGGCACAGTTAGCGGCTTCTCAGGCGTCACAGAACGAAACCTTAAAGGCATACATGCAGGGTCAGTTTACTTATTACAACCCTAGACCAGTGCCAGCTTTTCCGGTTTCCGCACCATATCAGTACGGTAACTGCGGATGCAATACCGGTTGCGGATGCTAAAATTTTATAATTAGCAGCTTCCTGCGTTGACGGGATTGTTCGGCTTGTGCCGATGATGCTTATAGCGGCGGGGCAATCGTTCCGCCGTTTATTATTAAAAAAGGAGTGATAACGTGGCAGAATTTACTAATAGCAATATCGTAACCGTAGCAGCGGGACAGAATTTACCGCTCACAGAGACAGCCGTAAAGTGCGGTAGCTGTATTACACACCGGGAGGGAGCAGGAATTGTGACCCTTAGAGGCCTTACAAACCAGTGCAGGGCGCGCTATAAGGTCAGCTTTGGAGCCAATATCGCCATACCCGCCGGTGGAACTGTGACACCTATTTCTATTGCCCTGGCAATCGCCGGAGAACCATTAAATAGTGCGACAGCAATCGTAACACCTGCAGCCGTAGGCGAATATTTTAATGTATTTACGGCGGCATTTATTGACGTGCCGCGCGGATGTTGCATAACAATCGCAGTCGAAAATACATCTACGCAGGCAATTAGTATAGCCAATAGCAATTTAATCGCCGAGAGAGTAGCGTAAAAGGAGGGCGAAAAATGGAATCATTACACAAATTAAAAAAGATGATGTGTAGAGAGCTGGACGAGATTTCGAACAAAGGCGATATGAGTGCCGGGGATTTGGAGGCAGTCCACAAACTGACAGACACGATTAAAAACATCGACAAGATTATGTATCTGGAAGGTGGTAGCGAATACAGCCGTGGCGGCGACTGGGACACGTCAGGAAGATACAGTCGCGGGCGTTATCCTGACATGGATTACGGCGACTATAGCAATGCCCGTAGAGGTCAGCACTATGTGAGAGGCCATTACTCTTACAACGATGCAAAAATGCAGGTAAAAGAGACTATTAAAGACATGATGCACGACGGCAATCTGTCTAGCACGGATCAGGCGGCGTTAGGCAGAGCATTAGCAGAATTAGACCGATAGAAGAAAGGGGTGCCGCAATGATTAATATGGACGAAATTAATGCCGAAATTGCGGCATTAGAGGCAGGAAAAACAACCTACGCCACTTGCGAACGGCTTTCGATTTTATACAATGTACGCAACAATTTAATGAGCAATCAACAATCAAACCAACTATCTTCCAACGCATCATACTACTCTTACAGTTCCGAGCCGGATTCTGAATTTAAAGAAATCGCTCGAAACGCAGACTTTGAGCACTTATTACGCGTGCTTGACGAACACATGAAAGCCATCGAAGCAATGTATCCGCGAGAATATCGGTCAGTTTTGCGAAAAATAAAAGAGGGCGCTTGAAACGTCCTCTTTCTTCTTGTATAATATAATTACTTCTCCTTTATTTCTATCATATTTTGTTATACGGTAACTGACCTTAACCTGGTGGATTCGTCAATCTATTACCCGCGCGATTGCTGATCAGGCAAGAACCATACGGATTCCAGTCCATATGGTAGAAACTATGAACCGGGTGAATCGTACAAGCAGAAGACTGTT